TGCTAGACGTGACATCATGAAGGTGTTACACTATGCAGTGTTGTTGATGCACTTTAATGATGTCAACGCCAAACGTGAAAACTACCCCCAGTAACTATGCAAGACGAAGCCCGCCTCCATGTCAAACTCAGCAAAGGGACAATTGAGTTACTGCGTAACTTCAGTAACATCAACAAGTCTATCTTGATTGATCCTGGCAACTTTGCCGAAACTATCTCGGTAAACAAAAACATCATTGCCGCATCAACGATTCGTGAGACCCTGCCACACCAGTTGGCAATCTATGATCTGCCACTCTTCCTAGGTGCGTTGTCACTCTTCAAGAGTCCCACTCTTTTCTTCCCCGATGATAAGAAAGTGGTAATCTATGATGAAGATACTAAGGGTAAGACCACCTTCTACTATAGTGACCCTGAGATCATTGGTAAGGTGCCTGAATTCAACCCTGATCTTCCTGATCCTGAGCTCTTCTTTGACCTGCCACAGCAGGATCTAGATCAACTCATGCAAGCATCTAAAGTCTACGGTGTGGATGACCTGTGCATCTATGGTTATGAGGGTGAGTTTAGCATCTGTGTTAAGGATAAGAAGAATGAGACTTCTAATGTCTTCTCTCTCCCATTGAAGAAAGTTATCTTTGCTGATCCTTCTGAGATGACTGTTGAGCGTCGTAACTTCTGCTACTGTTTCAAGGTTGAGAATCTCAAACTCCTCCCTGGCACGTATCATGTGACAGTTTCACGTCGCAACATCGCCAACTTCACCAGTCTCTCCAACTCCTCACTCAACTACTTCATCGCACTAGAGCCTAATTGATTATGTCTGGAGATCTATTCCTATGGGTAGAAAAGTATCGTCCACAAACGATACAGGAGTGTATTCTCCCTGATGATACTAGGAAGATCTTTCAAGGATTTCTAAATCAGGGAGAGATCCCCAACCTTCTTCTGGCAGGATCTGCTGGAGTTGGAAAGACCACAATTGCTAAGGCATTGTGTAAGGAATTGGGCACTGATTGCTTGGTTATCAACGGATCTGATGAAGGTCGTTTCCTCGATACCGTCCGTAACCAGGCAAAGGTTTATGCATCCACTGTGTCACTAACGTCCACAGCAAAGCATAAAGTTATCATCATCGATGAGGCAGACAACACCACACCTGATGTGCAGATGCTTCTACGTGCCTGCATTGAGGAGTTTCAAAAGAATTGTAGATTCATCTTTACTTGTAACTACAAGAATAAGATCATCTCTCCTCTACATTCACGGTGCTCTGTTGTTGACTTCACCCTAAAGGGTGCTGATAAGAGAGCACTTGCAGGTGCATTCTTCTCTCGCGTCAAAACTATCCTTGAAGGTGAGAGTGTCCACTATGATCCTAAGGTTGTTGCTGAGGTAGTCCAGAAGTACTTCCCTGATTTCCGTCGCACTCTTAATGAGTTGCAGCGATATGCATCTACAGGTAAGATTGATGCTGGTATCCTTGGTATCTCTAACGATATCAACATTGCCAACTTGATTGGGTATCTCCGTAAGAAAGAGTTTACTGCTATGAAGAAGTGGGTGGTGCAGAATATGGATAACGAACCTCAGGACATCATGAGGAAGGTATTCGATAGTCTGTATACTCATTTTGCTGCTGCTAGTATCCCTGAAGCGGTCCTAGTAATCTCTGAGTATCAATACAAGGCAAGGTTTGTTGTTGACCAGGAGATCAACCTGGTGGCATTCATGACTGAGTTAATGATGAGGTGTGAGTTTAAGTAATGCCAAGTGAATTCGATTATGTCGAAGCACCTATTGAAGGTGAAGTAGACAAGTGGGGGTTTACTATCAAACCCAAAATCTCGGACACTGCTGCCACCCTTATGTGCCTAAGGAATGCTCCTTGTGGTGCAGATAAGAAACAAATTGAAAGACTAATCAAACAGTATGAGGAATTAACATGAAAGTGACACTTATTCGCATGTGGTCAGGTGAAGATGTCGTTGCAGATCTTCTAGAAGATAACGAAGATAACATTGTCATTTGTAATGGCATTGTTGCAATCCCCACATCACCAGGACAAATTGGATTCTCTCCATGGTCACCACTTCTGAAAGGTAAAGGTAAGCAATTGACTGTGCCTAAGTCTTACGTGGTGTATATGACTGAAGATCTTCAAGATGGTGTGGTAGAGCAATACAACAACATGTATTCTGACATCATCAAACCTAGTAGTAAGTTGGTATTGTGATGAAGAAAACTAAGAAGCATCAAGTAAAGTCAAAGTTTTACTATTGGTTTTGGGGCACTGCTACAGTGTCTGTAATGCTCGGTCAATTGTATGTTGGCACTGGATACAGAATCATGGCCGACTCATTCTTGAGACTGCTAGATAGTGTATCAGTTGTATCGGGTGAAGACGGAAAGTATCTATGAGACAAGATTACCAACGATTAAATTTCTTTCCCATTCAGTGTTATGAATTTCGTTGTGGTGATGACTTGCTAAATGATACTCTGGGTCTTGTCAAAGATTTGGAGTATCGTTCGTATAACGAACCTACAGGGGTCATGACAACGGATGACATACAGAGGAGAGAAGAGTTTTCACCTTTGATGACATGGGCACAGGAGTGTGTCGATACCATCCATTTTGATCAAGGTCTTAACTGTGATCGTCTGGTAATCAACAAGGCATGGTCAAACCGATCTAAGGGGTCCTCAGGTCAGCACCATGACGCTCACAGACACCCCATGTCATTCTATAGTACCATCCTATACCTCACCACAGGTGCTCCTACGGTCTTTATAGACCCTCTATTCCAACGTGAATGGGGATCCTTCTACATTGACGGCACTGTGAATAGGGACATCTATTATCATGGTGGAGCAGGTGGTATGATTGTCTTCCCTAGTTACATGATCCATGCTAGTTGTGGGCAAGGTGATGAGGGTGACCGCTACAGTATCGCAATGAATACTTTTCCCTCTGGAGATGTAAACTCAGGTGGGTGGAAACGACCCATGGCAAGAGTTGACGTTGAAGGATGGAAAGATAACCTAGGACCACTAAATCTTGATGAATATACGCCCGAGGATTATGAACGGAAGTGAGTTAGATCTATTCCCTGTTAAGTGCAGGACATATAACAATCCTCAAATCAGAATAGATCCTGATTTCCATAGTAAACTGATTGAGGCATTTAAAGATGTGCCTTGTCAGATGTCTAATTTCCCTGAGGGTGTGTATACTTCTATATCCAACCTACACAAATCAGAAAACCCTGATATCATGGAGTTGAGGCAGTTTTTCTGGGACTGCCTTGCTGAGTATCGCGCTAGTCAGAAACTTTATTGCGACAGACTAGAGATCTCTAGCATGTGGTTTAACCATGCCCCCGCATCGAGTGGAGTTGGACACCCTTTACATAGACATCCAATGTCTTATCTAAGTGCTGTCTATTATATTACTCCTGGTGCCCCTACTTTCTTTGATGATCCTGTAACACCTAGGACATATGACACCCTAGATGTATTCAACCACGATCAAATGCAATCTGATTGGGGTATCAATGAAAAAGTTGAAGCAGAAGAGGGTAAACTTATTCTCTTTCCATCTTGGTTGAGGCATTACTCAGGCCGACAACTAGCAGACTTTGATCGATACACAGTGTCCTTTAATGTCTTACCCTGTGGTAAGATTAACGTTGGACCTTTTGACCTTCCACAAGCAACCATCGACATAGTATGAAGTATTTGAAGACTCCACTCCGTTACCCTGGTGGTAAATCTAGAGTGGCAAAGATGTTGATTGAGAAATTCCCATCAGACATCAAAGAGTTTCGTGAGCCATTCATTGGGGGAGCATCTGTTGCTCTTCTATTCTCCCAAAAGTATCCTGAGATCCCTGTGTGGGTAAATGATAAGTATGAGTACCTCTATCAATTCTGGGTCGCCCTACAAGAGCATGGCGATGCTCTGTCTGAAACCTTGGTTGCAATCAAGGAAGACAATAGTGACGAAGACAAAGCTAGAGAGTTATTCCGATCTGCTAAGGAAGAGATATCCGAAGCGGATCCTTTTCGCCAAGCTGTGCTTTTTTGGATTCTTAATAAGTGTAGTTACAGCGGGTTGACAGAGAATTCTTCATTCTCTCCCACAGCATCCAGACAGAATTTTACTATCCGTGGTGCCAATCACCTGAAGAATGTCTCTGGGGTTATTAAGAATTGGCGCATCACTAACCTAGACTACAGTGATGTGATGAGTGCTCCTGGCAAGGATACTTTCATCTTTCTAGACCCTCCATATAAGATTGATACATTCCTGTATGGCACTAATGCTGAGATGCATAAGAATTTTAATCACCAGTCATTCGTTGAGGACTGTAAGGACTGTAAGCATGAATGGTTGGTCACATACAATGTTGATGATGAGTTAAGGGAAGCATATCAAGAGTTTAATATTGAAGAGTTTCGTATCACATATGGTATGAAGCATCGTGCCGATAACAAACTCAAGACTGAGTTGTTGGTCACTAATTTTAATGAATACTCTCCATTGACTGCTCTATATGAAACAGTTTGACATTCCTCTCAAGGACTATCTCAACAGCATCAACCTGAAGCAGGGGGATCTGTCAGAAGACTCCCTAGCAATGAAGAAGTATCCAGCGTTTGTTATCAATAAATGCATGAGTGGACACGTTGATACCCTGATGTGTGCCAATCAGATGAATGCATGTGATCACCTGGATAAAGATCTGCAATATTTGTATTACCTACATAGTATTAGAAAATCTCGAAGGTTTTCTCCCTGGGATAAGAAATCTAAATGTGATGATCTTGACCTGGTGAAACGCTACTATGGATATAATACCGAGAAGGCACAACAAGCCCTCAATATTCTATCTCAAGAGCAACTTAAAATTATTGCATCTAAATTGAATACAGGAGGGAGAAAATGACCGAAGATGTGCAATGGTCACAGGACATGATGCTTGAAGTCATGTTGAAAGAACCAGATGACTTTCTTAAGGTAAGGGAAACACTGACACGTATCGGTGTTGCCTCTAGGAAGGAGCGTAAACTGTATCAATCATGTCATATCTTGCATAAGCGTGGTAAATATTACGTTGTGCATTTCAAAGAGTTGTTTGCCCTAGATGGCAAGGCAACAAACATTACAATCAACGACATCCAACGTCGTAATAGAATTTCTAAACTGCTATCTGACTGGGGTCTAATCTCTATTGCTAGAGAAGGAGAGTGTGAGGATCTTGCACCACTAAATCAGATTAAAGTTTTGTCGTTTAAGGACAAGGCCGAATGGACACTAGAGTCC